TCGTTAGCATCAATTATAAAATGGTCTGAATATACATTTACTACAAATGAATCAAAAAATTCTCCAGTATCAAATAATGTAAAAGGTGTATTATGTTCTTTTTTCTCATTGTATTTTTCTGATAATTCAGAATAATAACCAATTACATTTCCATCTTCATCTATACCTTTATTTGATGATGGATTTTTTGATGTGTATAATTGTTCGTATTGAATCAAATAAATAATAAATTCTTTTGTGTCTTTATTAATTGCTTTTATCCATAATTTACCTTCATTGATTTTTTTAACATTTTTAAATAATGTTCCTAGTTCAGTCTTAAATATATCTGCTTTTCCCAAAATAACTATTTTAAGTTATATAAAATCAAAGATAAAAAAAAAAGGTGCAATTAAGCACCTTTCTTTTCTGTAATTTACAATTAATTAGATAGTAGTATCTAGCACACCAACATATCCAGTTTTTTGGATTTTTAATGTAACTAATGTACCTAACACTTGTGATGCTATAGTTAACGTGTATCTGTTTGCATTTGCACCAGAACCAGTTGATATAGCAGAAATTGCTATTGCAGCACCAGTAGTTGTATTTTTCAACGTAAAATCACCTACCAATAAACCTAAAACTTTAATTGGATTAATTGCAGTTCCATAATCTAAATTTGCATCAATTACTAAAGTAGTAGTAGTAGATGATATTTTACTTGGTACAATGTCTAAAAGTCCATCAAACGCATTAAAATCACCACCTAATTCATTACCAGTAATCAACCACATAGATGATTCATCAAACAATCTATAAAAGTCAAAAGAAACCATTATTTTTTGTGCTGTAGTATCTGTTGCATACATCATTTGTGCATCAAAAGATTGATTATCTACTGGGATTGGATATAGTTTTGTACCAACTTTAGAACCAATTAAATTTCCAGTAACATCTACGATATATACTCCAAATTCAACACATCTATTATCTTGGATTTTACCCAAAAGTTGATTAGCACCATTCCAAATTTCACCACTAAAACTTCTTTTACCTTGCTTGATAAAAACTTTTTTACCAGATGGTGCTTCTTCAAATGTTGAATCTGCTTTTGGTAATTCGACTTTTTCAAATTGAGGTAAAGGAAACCATCTTTTTGTTGCATCTACTTCATTGATTAATATATTGATAGATGCAATCGTTGGTGCTGTTGTTAAATCTAAATAGTTTTTAGCACCAGTAGAATCTTCCAATGGTATCATTATTAATTTACTTGTTACACTTTGTAATGTAACACAATTCGGTGTTCCAGTATTGCTTAATCCAGAATCACATTTACAACCTAAACTCATTTTTTTATATTTTTTAGTTAATAATTTAAATAATTAGGTATATTTCAACCTAATTAAATTTATGGTTTTAAAATAGCTGCTTTTGCAGTAGAGAAAGTTCCTTTTACAAATGCACCATAATGATTACTTTTTACATAGTGTGTTGCTCTTGCTTCACATAAGATAGTAAATAAATTTTTAGTAAAATCATCATTTACATAACCAACTTGGATATTCATTTCTTCTCTCATTCTTAAATTAGATTTAGAAAAGTCACCTACCAAAAATGTACCTACAGCAATACCAGTATTAGAGATAATCTCTACACCATTGTATCTTTTTACTCCATTTGCATCAGTATAAATCATCGGCATTGTGTATTCACCAGTAGATGATTTGTTTACGTCAAATTTAGCAATATCTGTTGGGTGCATTAAAATGTAGTTAGCTTCAAATAAAAGTGTATTTATTTGTGACATAGCTACTCTAATTACATCTAACTCATTAGCAAATGGTACACTAACAGCAAATGAACCAGCAGCCCATGCAGTAGCATTTTGTAAAATACCAACTAAATTGTTACCAGTACCATCACCAGATAAGATTTGAGCATCTAATTTCAATGCAACTAATTCCATCAATTCAGTATTGATTTCGTTTTGCATAAAAGGTAAATCAGCAATCATTTCTTTAGATACTTTAATAAAAGCAGTAACTTTTTGAGTAACAGATTGACGTTCAACTAAATCAAAATCAGCTTGTGATTTAAGTACACCCTCTGCTGTCATATCAGCTCCACCTTCTGGTAATGCTTGTTCAATATAGGTAATGTATTTTGATGCAGTTGTTCCAGCATTGATGATTTGACGTAAAAAAGGCATACGTCTAACAATTCTTGTAACTCCTTGCTCTAATTGAGTTAAAGCAATTACACCGCCAGAATAGTTATTCCCTATTGTCATTGTACCTACAGCTTTAACATTCAAATCAATCATTCCATTAGAATTAGATTTGATTTTATCTATATTATCCTCATAAGATTTATAGATCGCTTCACCCATACTTTTAAATGATACATCTTTGGTGCTTTTTGATTCTTTCATACCTTCAATAGTACCCTCAAGTTTAGCAATAGATGTTTTTAAATCATTTGTGTTGTTTTTACCAACTAAATCAACAAGTTCATTTTTCAATGATTCTAATTCTTTTTTAGTAGCAGTATTAATTGTTTTTTCTGTAATAATAGCATTGAATTTATCAATTACTACTTGTTCATCGTTAACATTTTCCATTTTGTTTTTTGTTTAAGTTTATATTTATTTTATTTATTATAGACTTACTTTAAAAAAGTGTTTATTCGACTTTTTTTTATAAGTTATTTTTTTTTAACAAGTACAATATTCTTTATACTTTTCTATATCTATTTGTATCATTAATCCAGATAAATTTGCATCTAGTATATTTTTTTCAAATCCTTGTGTACTTTCCGTTCCAAATCTACTAAAATATTTAATATCTTGTACATCTATTGCTTTAAATATAGGTTTTGAATTTAAAACTCTTATAAATTCTTCACTTAATTGAATCATTGGTTGAATTACTTGGCTCTTATGGTCTGATGTATAGTAGTTTACAATATCAGTTTCATCTAAAAAGAAAATCCTACATTTTACTTTTCTTTCGACCGATAATTCAGCACTATATCTTTTTTCTTCATAATCATCAAGCAGCCATATTATAGGTGTTTTATCAAATAAACTTATTGATGCTTTAGTCCATTCTAAATTAGTAGCCATTTTTGTACCAGTAATATCAAATGGTGTTGAAACGGATATGGTTTTATTTGCAATACTTTCTATAGTAGATATGGTAATAGATTCATTTAACACAACATTCGTAATTTTATAGTTAATTCCTACAAAACCATCAAATGCATTTAATAATTTCCCATTTCTCGCCCATTTTGTATTGCAAGTATAAATAATTGTTGAATTTCCTTGTACTACAGATGATGATACAACAATTTGACTATTTATAGCACTTACTATTGTATTAAATATTTGACTAAATTCTTTCATAACCAATACGCAAATTCTTTATTTACTCCTTTAAAAGTTAAATAATCTTGTTTATTTGTAATAATATAGTCTTGTATTGCTCTATAAGTAATAATAGCTTCATTATACCTTGTGTATATAGGCAATATATTTTTTTGTGAATTTTCATTTTTTTGATTTTGCATACTTGTAATAGTAGCTGTAGCAATACCATCACGCATATACTCAAAATATATAAAACCAATCAACATTTCCTTTAAACCTTTTGACAACATTAGTGTATAGTTGTCTTGATAATTAAATGGATTATAAATAAAGCTATAAATTGGTGTTAATGGTATTTTATTTAATTGTGCATTAGCATCAGCATAATAAAGATTGTATAACTCTACACCTAATAATTCAACTAAATAAGTTAATTCATATTTCGATATATAATCGTTAATATCCAGATTACTATATATTCCTTGACTAATCGCATACTTTCCAGTAAAGTCCGTAGTGTTAACATAAAATCCCATAATTTTGTTTTAAGAAAATAGTTGCAAGTTCACCAGTAATTAATTCTTTTTTATTTTTAAGTTGTTCATAAGGTATGTTATCTGAAAATTCAAATAAATATAATTTATTTCCAATTAACTTTTCCTCAATTATTGTTTCTTTAACAACTTTCTTGTTTTGTAATTTTGTTTTTTCCATTTTACTCTAATTTATTTTAAACTATTTATAACATTACTCCAATTAATTTTATTTTGTTTCTCAATTTGTTTCTCAATTTGTGATTCATCATTTTTTTCAATAATTTTCCCACCTTTAAATAAACAATCATATTCGATCAGATCTTTTAACTGATTGCTATATACCTTATAGTTCATTTCTAGTTCATACAATCTTTCATCAGTACCTTTTCCACTAATAATAGATTTAACAATAGTATCTATTTTTTCATTTAAAATTTCGTATGCATTTTTTCTATCCAATCCTTTACTCACTTGTAATACTGGTGTCATTTCATTTGCACCAAAAGTTACAGCAGAACCTTCCCACAAACATAATTCATGTATCTTATGTATTTTTCCACCCTCTATTGTTTTATCTTCAATGGTGGTTATCTTATCTTGAATATATTTAAACCCTATAGAATGTTCCCTAATAATACCATCTTGATAATCCAACAATGCATCATTTCCATTTGTTGAATTGCTTAATTGTGCTACAGCAAATAAACCATGATTATCTTCCTCTAATCTAATAAATTTTCCAATAGGCATTTCCCAGTTGTGATAACGTAAAAAAGCAATCTTTCTATTTGACACATTATCTACACCTCTTTCTTGTATAGATTTTTTAAAACAACCTTTTTGTAAAATATCAAAATCAGAATCAATATTATTAAATGCAGCTAGATACAATGCAACTTGTCTATTATCTAATGAAATATCTTTTAGTCCTAGACTATGTTGTTTAATTTTATAGCTAGATTTGAATTTACTATCCATTTTTATTTTAAATTTGTTTTACAAATATAAATAATTTAACTATGAACTTTAATTTTCTTGATTCTTTTTTTGACAGAAACGATAATAACAAAAGATACATAAATGATTTCTTATCAGATAGTCAATTTATGCGTAATAGTGTTAATGATTATTTCGGTAAAAAAACTGCTGTATGGATAGATACAACAAATGCTTTTAAGCATTATATCGAAGTACCAGAATTAAGAATGGTAATTGATAGACGAGCAAAAATGATTTCATCTAACATACCATCTTTAATTGATTTAGAAGGTAAGCCAGTAGAAAAACATTGGTGTTTAGATTTACTTAAAAATCCTAATCCTACACAATGCTGGTCTGAAGTTATTTATTCAATGGCTATCAATGATGCACTTTATTCTACATCGTTTCTTTATGCACCTAAACGTTCTTTCGGTATTGTCAATTATATTTTACCATTGGCATCACATTGTATGCAGATTAACACATCTGGTAAAACACTTAAACAATTTGACAAAGGTGGTCTTATTGATTCTTATACATACAACTACAATGAAGATGAACCACAAAAATTAGACTATAACGATGTAATCATGATTATGACTACAGATGGTATCAATCTTTTAAATCCAATATCAATTATTGAATCACTTAAATATCCTATATCCAACATACGTGCATTATACAACAAACGTAACGTACTTTTAGAGAATATTGGTGCTGTAGGTATATTAGCAGCTAAAAAATCAGATTTAGGTGGTGCATTACCAGTTACTCCAGAAGAAAAAAAGCAAATTCAACGTGATTGGTATAATCGTTCAAAAGATGAAGTTCTAATATCCGATATAGAACTTGATTGGTTGCCTATGAGTTATCCAACAAAAGACTTAATGCTATATGAAGAACTAACAGCAGATAAATTAGCAATCATAGATGCATACGGATTAAACTACTACATATTCTCAAACGAAAAAGGTAGCACATTCACAAACGTACGTGATGGTATCAGAATGGCATACACAAATACCATAATCCCAGAAGCAGAAAAATTGTATAACAGCTTAACAGAACAATTAGGATTAGATAAAGAAGGTCTTAAACTTGTACCTAAATTCGACCATATTCCAGTTCTTCAAAAAGACATCAAAGAAGAATCAGAATCACTTAAAACTAGAGCAGATGCAATCCAATCCATCATGGTAAATCTCCCACTCACAGAAGATGAAATTAGAGCAATCATTTTTAACTACCACTCCGTATAAAAATACACCACTTTTTACCCCAAAATACCCTAAAATAGTGTAATTCATTTATAACTATATTGTAACCGATTTGTTATTAAAATAAATGGGAAAATAAATTTTTTTTGGCACTTTTTCATGACATATTAGATACTAGAATTATTACGTTTGTGTGATTATTTGATTAGATTATGAAATTTTTAGAGGTGCTTTATTGTATATATTCGATTTTTTTTAGGACAAATCGGTTTTTTTCGTGTTGGGATTCAGCTAATTAACGTTTTCGGCTTGGTTTTATGCGTGTTTTTCTGCTTTTCGGTCGGATCCGGATAGATTTGATCGGATTTATTG